TTCAATAAACTCTTCGGGGTGCGAGTCCATGCGTTCAAGCAAAAGTTTTACTTGATCATGGCAAAAAGTTTTCAAGAAGTGGCTAGGGCGAAGACGATGGGGAACTGGTGGCATATTCATCCTCGCCCCTCCTCGTCAAAGGACGCAAAGTATAATTTCAAGTCTTCAAGCAAATCTTCATTGACTACAAAGGATTGCCCGCCCGCCCGCCGTATGCGTAGCAGTTCTCGTTCTTGTAATGCAGTTAGTTTGCCTTTGATGGTCTTGCACTCGATGGCAATGAACGCACCCATATAGCAACAGATAATATCGGGGACACCGCTACGACCATAGCCGTGTGTAGCGGGAAAGAAGTAGTAGACTCCGTAGTCTTTTAATATTTTGACGACGGCATCCTTTACCTTTGACTCAGGTGTGGGCATGGGTTTTGACTTCCTTTTATGTAATTATTGACACAGTATAATCGTTAATTACACTTTTGCAAGTTATTTTTATTAGGACAAACCCGAGGTAGGACATAGTGTCACGATGACACTTTGTCCCAATAAAAAAGCCACCCGAAGGTGGCTTGTGTGGGCTAAGTAGATTCCGCATCCCACTTGCGGTATTGGGAGATTGTTGGCTTACGCCTTGACTTGCATCACATCTACTAGGCTAGCAAGAACAACCATCGGAAATACAAGACTTATTTTATTCTTTGATGTAGAAGTAAGTGTTCGGATACTTCTCAACCTCATAACTTTCAGGTTTGAACATCACACCAAACTGACACACCTCACCCGATTTCAAAAGTTTGAACACACCCAACTTTGTTTGCAAGTCTGTCGGCATAGCGGTAAAGTCTTTATACCTAGCAAGCGTCTGGGTAGCGTAGTTATAAACAATGTATGCGTTATCAGGACGCAATATTGCACCATAACCCTTATCGGCATTTAGCAAATCCACTAACTCTTTGGTTTCGTAATAACCAGCACAAGCGTCAGTATGTCGCTTTTGGTCTTTCACTGTGCTAGGCATCACTGGCAAAGACACCGTGCTATCTCCCTTACACCTAGAAAGATGTGCTAGTAGAGCATAGTTAAGACCTTCTTCGTCGTCGTCAAAAGACCACCTGACTTCGTTCCTACACTCGCCGTGCAAATTTGAAACCTTATTACTAACCCTATGCTTAATCTCATCAATTAGTTCTTGATCTGCTTTACCAATGAATAACTTTTTGATTTTGCGTAAGGCAACTTTTATGTTAGTTGTTGAAGTAGTGTTCTCGTCCCCTCGCATCTTGTTGATACGAAAACTACTTACTTCGTAGGTGTCATGTCTGCCGTTGTAGTGACGAGTTCCCACAAACAACCCACCGATTTCCTCACCATCTTCAAAGGCTTTGACCCCAATGATAACTTTCTTGGTATCGTAGCCGTCGTTATTGGCATTGTTCTCGTGGATTGTTTGTATATAACTCCCCTTGTCACAAGCCACAAAACTAATTAGTGGTTTTATTAACTGCACTTGTGCCAAGAACTCTTCTAGTCTAAGGTTTACTTCTATGTCCCTGTCCTTAGTCGGCAGAAGAGATCTGTCAATTTTAACCATGCTTGTCATACATTTCCTTAAAAGTTAAATTTAGATAATATTGCGTCGACCTTTTGCTTAACTGCTTCACGAGCAGTAAATGATTCCCGCAAGTCTGATACATCGTAGCCCTTGATACTACCTTCTAGTTCAGCACGAGCCAACTCTAGTTTGGGGTCTTGAGTTATGTTCAAGTGCTTCAGCATATTGATAAGTTCAGTAGCGTTGTCTATCAGTGAGTCACGGAATATGCGTGGCTTTAGCACAGTCCCATGGGTATTGGGGTCGTCGCTTGCAACCTCGTCGTATTGAAGTCTGTCACTCATGCGGGTAAGGCAGTCGTGCAACCTAGCCCAAGCGTCACGCATTGCGTTGTTAAGACGCTCTTGGTATGCTGAGTCACAGTTTGCTAGTATCTCTGCCTTAGCATCTTCGTTAATGTCAATGCGGAAGTCACCCGCAGTCGGCACAGGAAAGAAGTTATACGAGAACTTGAATCTGTTCTTCAGCGTATGGACTTCGGGATACTCAGCCCTGTCAAACAAATCACCCAACTGAAAGGCGGCGGCGATAACCAAGTTTGGATACGACTCGATAAACTTATCGACTAGAGCCATGTAGTTAGTTTCAAGCACACCCAACTGTTCCTTGTATGCTACAAAGTTAGACATCGGTAGTAAGCGTGAGCCGTTGTCTGACCAAGGTAGAGTCTGTGCCAAGTGCCATGTTCTAGCACCCGATGCGTATTTGAGGATTGACTCCAATACACCTGTGCCTGCCATTAGGTTCTTGTTCACATTGACTGTGGATACCTTGGTGTTCTTTGCGTTGTCGACCTCGGCGGATACTTTCTTGTCCAACTTGCGTGCAGTCCAACTGCTGATACTTAGTTCGACTAGCACGGCTGATGATGCAATACTGATTGAGTTATTCATTTGTATTCCTTTAGTTAGTTGAGGGACATTGTGTCACTCTGACACTTTGTCTCTTTGTTTATAAAAATCACTGCTTTGGTAAAACTTAACAAGATGCTGTATTGCTTGAGAATAGGATAAGTTAAACCCCAAGGTTTTACCCATCTCATCTTTTACTTCAGCGAGCAACGCAACAGTCTCAGGATTAAGACTGATGTTTACTTTGCCATCACTGGCACGACCTTTCGGTATTTTTGTAGTCATGATTTCTCCTTATTCAACATGAACAATTTTGCCTACTACTGATTCATTAAAATTACTATTGCCTTTGATACACCACAAGACAGGTGCTTCAATAGACCAATCGCTTGGGTCTTGATACGGAATGTAGCCGTCGGTCAATATGATTAGGCACTCAGGTCTTATGTCGTGCTTCTTCATATACTTAGGCACACAAGCGGGCTGAGTCCCACCACCACCCGCAGGCTTTGTGGACTCTACGAGGTTGGATAACTCATTGCCCTGATATGTTTCTCGTGACGCAACATGGGTATCCCAATACAGAAGATCAATCTGTTCAGGGCTGACCTCATCACATATTGACTTAACCTCAGATAAGAACTGATTAAGTTCTTCCCCACCGATAGAGCCTGATGTGTCGACACCGATAGCAATACCACCCACTTGTTCTGAGTAAGACGATGGCATGATTAAGTCCGATGCAATGTATCGCTTATGCAATCGTTTCCATGTGGTCTTGTCCTTGCCTTGCATGGCAGTCTTAACAAAGTCACGCAATGCTTCTCGCCAATCTATCTTAGGCACGAGCATATCGCCTATCTCACGAGATACATTACCGCCCATCTTACCCACGAGCATAGAACCCTGACGCAATGCTTGCTCTATCTCTTTGGCTACTTCTTCCTTGGACTGATCTGACATATCTTGAGCCTCGTCCCACTCATGCCCATCAAGTGAGTCTTTGCCTTCGCCTTGACCGCCACCACCTTGCTGGTCTTCCTCAAGTATTTTGAACACCTGTGCTGAGTCCATGCCACGAAAGCGTTCGTCAATAAGTCCTAGCACATTGCCTTGTGCGTCGGTAGGGAAATCAGTCATCTCATTGTTGGGGTCATAGTCCCTGATCTGCAAGTTAATGACATAGTCGCAAGCCATGTTCGCAAGTTTGGCGTTCTTCTTACGCAACGATTGCCACACTACTAGGTGACGATAAGCCTTGTGCATATTCTCGTGCAAGATCAAGAACGCTAGTTGCTTGTCGTTCAGGTTGTCGACAAATGCTCGGTCATACACCACATCAACACCATTAGTTTGAGCCGTGCCACTAGAAGTCTTGTCTTTGACTTCGACCTTACCAATCATGAACAAGCCTGAGAACAAACAAAAGTTTGGATGTTTCATCAGTTGCACATGGATTCGTTCAATCCGTTGCTCTGCCGTTAGTTGAGCCATTGCATTTTCTCCTCGTTAGGTTTAACTTCAACATCAACTTCTTCCCCTTCTCTATCTACATAGTCACATACTGCGTTAGTAAAGAGTCGGATAGCTTCTTGCGGTGGCACATTAGCGTGCCCTAGCATGGTGTTGATAAGCATGGTGAACAACACAGACATGACCATGCCTACTTCCATTTCTTCTTTTTCAAAGTAAGAGCCAAGAGCTTCGGATATCTGTTCCATCTGCTCTCGTTTATTTTCAAATTCATTATCTTGCATAGTTTTTCCTTAGTTAAGTGGGACAAAGTGTCACGATGACACTCTGTCGTTTAGAACAAGTATTGATTCTCACGCATCCAATCACAGAACGATTGGCTTGTTAAGAAAGTCTTTTTCTTGTCGTCGTTCTTCATACCTGTCAAGCAAAATACTGACTGCAACTCCTTCGGAGTCCGCTTTAGATACTCAAAGAACTTATTAATTGTTTCTCTATCGACACGCTGAACTGCCGAGAACGCTAGTAAACACAATGCTGAAGGACTCGTTGGCACTTGAGCAGTCTTGGGATTCTTGATAATGTCTTCCCACGATGGCAACGAATCTGCCACATCAACGAATGCCATCAACTCACGAGCAGAGTATGCACCGATAGTGCCTTCCAATGCACACAAGATTGCATTAGTAGTCGATGAGCTGCGGACCTTAAGAATATTTGATGCTCTCTCAAGGGAACGAGGGCTAACAAAAGACTTCTGCGTTTCTTTGGGTTGAAAGATATGCTTGTTGCCCGCCTGTGATGGATCGAGGTATGACGCTAGAACTTGGGGGTTCTGCTTAACCCATGCTAGAACTTCAGGAACAATATCGCTTTTGACTGCCCACTCACCCCATGAGTTTGGTTCAATAGATCCATCGGCATTGAAGCCCGCAGATGGTTTCTTGATATGCACGACACTCACACGATTGCGTGTATGGTTACGCATTACATCGTTGACACCATCGGTGGTGTAATTACCTGCCGTTACGACTATCGTTTGCTTGTGCAATGGGATACCCATAACCATGCGAGGGTGGTTGAGCATTGGATGCAACATATTCTGCACACCCAATGGTGCTTTGGTGATCTCGTCGATGAAGACAACGAGTGGCTCGTTCAAGTGGAATCCCCACATCTCATTAGGATAAATGCGAGTGGTCTTGGTTGAATGGTCAGGGATTGGCACACCCAACTCGCCCAACTCAATGTTTGGTGCGTCGATATACACACCACGATAGCCTGTGCGTGCCACAATGTTTTTGAACATCGAGGTCTTGCCCACACCCATCTCACCCATCAAGTGAATAGTCCCCTCACCGCCCAATGCAATAATCATATCCTCTGCTTCTTTGAGGGTTGCGGATTTACTAAGTAATACTTCAGCCATTTTTAATTTCCTTAAGGTTATATTTAATCAAAGACATTGTGTCACCATGACACTTTGTCCTACTCCTTGCTACTAATATACTTCTCGTTGCCATCGTGGAACGGCATACCGATTACTACTTCTTCTTCTTTGAATAACGATTCACTGAAGTGATACTTCAGAACCTCTTCAAAATATTTCTTGAACGCTTGTGGCGAACAATGTATAGAATGGTTGCGATACGAATACTTACCCGCATTGAAAGCAATCAGATACATTAGGTTGTAGCCTAATTCCAAATCACCAGATTCAACAAACTTATCCAATGCTTGAATAACAGTAGTGCGATTGGCTTTGGTATCAGGTCGCCTGTTCCAATAGTTTGTTGGTAGCAACTCACTATCGTTCATTTTGAAATACTGTTTGACCGCAGTTATTTCTCTACCATCATTACCATGAGAAGTATCAGAGCCAACTCTGCTATCTATTGCAAGAGCAGTGGTTGCGTAGTCGACAAACGCTTTGTATTTCTTACGCAAAGCATTCATCTCTTTACGATTAAGTCTGTAAACATACTCGGCTCTAGTATCAACAGGCACAAGCGTTTCACCATCACGACGAAATACTGTCGGCTCATAGTCATTGATAACAAAACTTTGGTTTTGCTTGTTGACGAAATACCACTTACCCCGCTTTGAACCGATCCTACCTACACCTGCTAGAGCATAGGTAAGCATATTCATTACAGATACACCACGATAGTGTTGTGCGTTGATTATCAAGTCGCCGTTGGGGTAGTAGGTGATGTAGTCCGTTCCCCACATATGGCAAACATAAGTATCAACAAACTCGCCAAGTGGATTATCAGGCGATTCGATACTAGCCTGTTTGTGCTTAATCTGAATCCACCTGTATCGTCGCATATCACCAAGAGGGCGAACATTGTCACTCCCCCTGATCGGTGTGGTTTTTTCATATCGTTCCTTTGCTTCATCATAGGTTGATATTGGTTTGATACGGGCTGAGTTGTAGCCCTGATGAAATCGCATCATTTACCTCCCTTGAATAGGATTGATTCGTAATGCTCGACAAGAATCTTGAGCCTGCGGTTCTCTGCCATGAGTTCGTTGTGAATCGTGGTGGTTTTGGTTTCAATGGGGATTTGCAACTCAGGGAATACACCTTGCCGTTGTAGTGCATCTCTCCATGGGGTTTCCATGCCATCGTCGTATAAGCCATTGACAATCTTTGGCTTTTTAACTTTGGTCGGCTTTGTCGCTTTTACCCCTTCTTTGACTATCCCTGCCTTGAGATCCTTGATTTTCTTGGCACGACGAGCCAACATCTTGACCCGCTTTGGATTACGCATTTTCCACAAGGCGGTGCTGACTGTATTTGAAGACTTGCCTGTGGTTTTGGCAATCTCGCTTGGTGAGGTGATGCCGTTCCCCACGCACCACTTGGTTGCTTCCATGATCGACATAGCCTTGAAGTCGGGCGTTGTAGATAGTGGTTGTGGCTTTGAAATAGCATTGTCCATGCTATTCATTTGGGCTTTTACTTCTGCTAATACTGCGTTTACTTCGGGTTTCATAACAACTCCTTTAGTTAAGGTTGAGGGACTTTGTGTCACCATGACACTTTGTCCTATCTAAATAGCCATAAAACAAACAACACTGGGAGGGCTATGGCAGCACCCGCCCAAAAGAAAAACATAAACAACTCTGAGAACCACTCAAGTGCTTGCCGGTAGTCGGACTTGTGCCTTTCTATTGCACACGCATAGGTTGCGTCTTTGAACGCTTCGCTGGTGCTACGAAAGGTTCTACCCACCACATGGTGTGGGTCTTCAACACCACGATAGGTTCGCATATCCAAACCTTCAACAAACATCTTTGCTTTTTTCGGTTTCATTCTTCATCTCCTTCAGTTGGTTAGTCATTTCATCAAGCCTGTGAATAACATTGAAAATAATCAAGTTGGCATGGTTTCTAGTCACACCACGAGCACGAGTCAATCCCAATGCAACAACCATTGCTTTAGCATTGGATATCATTTGGTCTAACTTATCGCCGTTGGTCATTTGTCTGCCTGTAATGCGGTTAGTTTTGCTTTCATAATCGCAAGCGTCGCTTCCCCTTGCACATACTCTGCAAATTCTTCGGCTGTGGTTATGCTATCTTTATGTAGTTCAAGCACAACTTGCAACTCGTTGATTTTGCTAAGAAGTTCGCTAATGCGTTGCCCTTTGTAATACTCAGCGGTCATAGCCCATACTCCACCTTAATCGACCAAAGCACTACGCATACGGCAAGAACCAACATAAAAATCCCCACCTGTAAATAGCCTTTCATGGTTTTGCCCTCATCTTGCTCATGGTGTCCATGGCATTGTTGTAGGCTTCTTGCCACGAGTCGGCACGCCTGTTGGCTTGGGCTAGTTTGACTTTGAGGTTTTGGATTTCCTCGTTGAGTATGCGGTTTTGGTCACGCAACATACGCTCTCGGTCTTCCCGATCCTCAATGTCGTAGGCTTTTTGCCTATCCTCGGTTGTAAAAGTAGTCATGGTTTCTCCTATGTTGGGACTTAGTGTCACTCTGACACTTTGTCGTTGGTTGTAAAGCGGTGGGAAAAGCCCTCAAGGAATCCCGCCATGTAGCCTTCCCTGAGAGCGTGGTAATTAGCCTTGTCTTCGACTGTGCCTGTGCTTGGGTTGTATTCCTGTGCGTAGTTGTGGGCTTTGGTTACTGCAATGCTATAAATGGTTATCTCGTCTTCGCCCATTATTGTTATTTCCTGTGGTTCTTCGTCGCAGTCAAAGTCGTCTTCGAATCTTGGTTCGTTTGGTTCACTCATGTTGTCCTCTTGGGGTTGAGTTGCTTGAGCATCGCTATATCTGTTATACAAACATAGTTTGATTTGTTTAGCGGTGCAATGGTGAACTTGCGTTCTTTGGCTAGTTCCTCACCACAAAAATGGCAAGTCATACGCAAACCATTTGCTTTGAGATGCTCGGCTCTGTCCTCGTCTACCTGTCTGCCGTAGCAATTTGTGCATAGGTAGCGGTGCGATTGGTGCGTCGCTTTCATACTTGGGCCTGTTCTTTGGTTTGGATACTTGCAATGTTGATTGCTTCCATTACTTCCTTGGCTAGTGCAAGGTTCTCAGCCGTTGGGTATTTCAAGCAGAGCATAAATACTTTCTGCAAAGTTCCTGCAACTTGGGCTTGTTCTTTACTTGTCATAGTATCTCCGTTGTTGGGACTTAGTGTCATGATGACACTTTGTCCTGTTAAAAATATGCAAAAAATGGGCGAATTCCCACTCTATTAGTATACCACACCTAGTGGGAAAAGTCAAGGAGATGTCCTACTTTGAAGACCGCCATTTGCACACGGCGGGCAGGTATTACCGATGGCGGACTTGCTGAATTTATTTTGATTCTGTTGCGTCGCTTAAAAAATTTTGGGGTTGGCGTGTCGCTAGAGGGGGAACTGGTGGTTTTTGCAAAGCAAAAATAAAAAGACAAAGTGTCAAAATGACACTTTGTCCCTAGCAGATACTACGATTGCAACTGAGCCAATAAATCGGCAAGTAAGTCCATGTCATCAATTTTGTCGATCTCGGACTTCACCTCTTTACGCAATGCGAGTAATTCCGCCTTTGCGTCCTTGCCCAATGCTTTTTGCCTAGCCTCTAATTCCTTGCTAATTTTCTTAGCAGAGTCTAATTTGGCAATGGTAGGGTTTGCCAACAACTGAGCCATTTCGGCTTTGAGTTGCTCGTCAGACTTCTCAGCGAAAACCGCTCTCGCCTTTGCCCTTTGCTCTGCTTTGCGTTTAGCGTCAGGGTCATCAGACTCAGGGATAGTAATAGCCGAGTCCTTACAAACCCGTTTCCATTTGGATCTGATAGCGTCCTCGGACTTACCCGCATTTGAAAGGGTTTCCCAAAAAACAATGCGTCCCATGGAATACCTAGCCCATGACGGCTTTGTGCCTAGCACTACGGCAATGGTTGATATAGCCTCGGCAATGGCGTCCTCGCCTTCGTCCATGGCAAGGGTTGCGGACACCAACTGAGCATTTTCATGCTCGTCGAATTGAGATAACATCTCGGCGGTTTTTACAACAGTTTTGGAATTATCCATTTTTACAATCTCCATAGAGTGAGGGTTTAGGGTTGGGACATAGTGTCACTCCGCCACTTTGTCCCGCATGAGCCAAAAAACATTTCTGACCCACAAATACAGTTTAACATAGGTGGTGGGATTTGTCAAGTAGTTGTCCTACCAACATGGATAATGTTCTGAAAACGAGGGGTAATGTTCCGTAATGTTCTGTTGGGTTGGAACATTAGAAAACCATGCTGGTATTGGGTTTGCGGTTAGTTTAGATATAATGTTCTATTGTTCTATATAGATTAAGATAAGAACGAGGATCTTTTTAACACTATGCGTAGGGGGTCTTTGTCCCCTGCAAAAATAATTTTCCGAAGTTAAAATTTTGGAACATTTGGAACATTTGGAACATTGCGTGTAAGTCCTTGATTACAAAGCGTTTCTATTGTTCCATGCCACAGAACATTACAAGAACAATATCAGGGTTTCCCCTAGTTGACCGAGTGGGCAAAGTGGATTATGCTCTGAGCCAGAGCATAACAAAAACAAAAAGGACAAAGTGTCACGATGACACAATGTCCCATGTGGCTAGTGCGTCGCTTACAACCAGTTCCCTTCATTTTTTGAAATAAAAAAAGCCCAGCCGAAGCTGGGCAAAATTACTACCATTGGAACAACTAAATGTATTTAGCTATATCAATAAACACACAACGGGTTTTCTTGGCGTATCTAATTTCAAGATTAGTAAACCCAGCTTGTGCTAGCTGGCTAAATTGTGATCGGTTTATATATCGACCATCAAGCCCATTAAAGTAATCCACAATCCTAAAATCCTTACCGGATTTCAAATCGTCATACAATGCCGACTGGCTTTTGTAATCCCTGCCGTATGCTGGGATAAGTATTAGTGATTTCATAGTATTTTTAATGGGCTGGTTTCCCAGCCCAGCCCTTTTTAGATTACTGAATCTTCCGGTTGATACTGCTCAAGCAAGCTTAAAGCTTCATCAAGCAAGCTTTCGTCTAAGCAATTCTTAGTAGCTTCGATTACTTGCTTTTGTAAATCTTTAATCTCAGCCATGCGATCTTTGAGCATATCCTGATTTTTTTGCTTGATAGCTTTAGCCAGCTTGGTTGCTTGCTTTAGGTTTTCAGGAGTAGCTTTAGCTGTAAGCATAGCGATTTCGTCTTGCAATTCTGAAATTGGTTTGGCTTTCAATTCATCCATTACTTGCTGGGCTTTAGTGCGCTGGCTGGCTTTCTTTTGCCCTTCGGTCGATGGGCTGGCTGGTTTGGTTAAAGCGTAATTTTCTTCCAGCCGACGGGTAAAGCGCTTCCACATACCTTTAACGGCGTCAGAATCTAAGGGGACACCTTTTTTATTGGCGTAAGCTTGCTTCATTACTTCGCTACCAGCTACCCATAAATGGTAATCAGCTTGCTTCACAATTTTGCCGTCAATCTCAATAGCGATTTCAACAGCCCTTGCAAAATCCTCTACTGCCTGATCGGCGTCTACTTCACTGACTGCAAACAAATCACCGATATTGCTAAATACTGCTACTTGCACATCATCAAGCTTGAATGTAATTTCATTCATTTTTGAATCTCCGATTAAGGTTAATTGCTAGCGACCAATTCACTAGCTAAGAATAATCTTACCATAAAAATAAAATAAATACAGTAAATATTTTATTTTTTCCCACCAGCTAGACCGACGCTTTACTGGCGCTAGACCGACGCTTCAAATCTAGGTTTTATGGGATCCGGCCCAGCTGGTCGGAAGAGTCCTGGGCAGTTAGGCAGCTGGACCACCAGGGCCCAAACAACCCGCCAAGCCTTACCCCACCTACCCCCAACCCCCCAGTTTGTAAAAATGGGACCCGGCTAACACCTGTACACAATGTTCTGCACAACCAATACTTCATTTTTAAAAATTCACCACTTATGATGTAAAACTATCGTATGCTCACGCAATAAATAACATCGCTAGCCGGCTTGCGAAAATGGCTTATGTGAACGTTAAGGTGCTCAACATGTTCAAGGCGCCATTAAAATCATCCTATGCCCTAGCAATATTTATCCACAAACACACCACAACACGTTTTTAGTAAACACCCCCCTATCAAAAATTTTGGGACTCCACCCCCCGGGGGGTATATTTTTAAAATATAATTTTCTTGTCCTTCACGTGGACACGGGGGGCAGTGGATTTTTATCAACCAATACTTGTTCTATTGTTGCCATTGCTCCCCACCTTTGTTACACTCCACGCATATAAACCTGACAAGAAGGTTGTATGCAAATACCTGTTGAGCCAAACCTCGACAAACCTGTACCAGTACTAGCCCAGCCTCAAACAGGCAGGACGTATGAAGATCGGCTAAAAGTTGCCGGCAACACTGCTCTACTCTTAAATGAGTTAGGGGCGGATGATGACTTGTCCCCAGAAGAACTAGCTCAAGCTAAGCAAATGATGGATAAATTAAAGCCAGCAGATGCTAAACATACTGTACCTACTGAAGAAGAGAAGCCACTTAAGAATCCAAAAGTCGCAATGGCTATTGGTAGCTATATAAGTGAGTACGAGAAGCAGATAGTTGCAGACAAAGTTCAAGTTAGGACCGTTGTTGTCAATAGGCTTATGGAAATAAGCCAGGATGAAGACAACAAAGTTGCCCTTAAAGCCTTGGAATTATTAGGAAAAGCGTCGGATCTGTTCACTGAACGCTCAGAAATCACCATTACCCACCAAACTAGCGACGAATTGAAGGCTGCAATCAAGGAACGTATCAAATTATTGATGCAAACCCAGCAACTTGATAACAAAAGTAAGGCCCAAAAGCAGTTAGAGGTCATTGACGCAGACGTTAAAGAGGTCAAATGAGCGTAATAACAGCCCAAAACGGTGAAAAACCTCGGCTAGGACCTGAAGACCTGCAATATTTGCTCGATAACATCGATTCTTTAACAGATTCTCAGTTAAGAGTACTCAAAGACGAGCTAGATAGCACCGTAGATGCAGTCCAAAAAGAGAATTGCCAAGAAAATTTCATGGATTTTGTTCATAAAGTGTGGCCTAACTTCATTGATGGTGGTCATCATGAGGAAATGGCTGCCGCATTTGAAAGGGTAGCCAATGGACAGACTAAAAGACTTATTATTAATATGCCACCTAGGCATACAAAATCTGAATTTGCTAGTTACCTCCTTCCTGCTTGGTTTTTGGGTAAATTTCCTGAGAAGAAGGTTATTCAAACCAGCCATACCGCTGAGCTTGCTGTGGGCTTCGGACGCAAAGTCCGTAATTTGGTCGACTCAGAGGTATACAAGTCAATATTTCCGGGAGTTGGACTCCAAGCAGACTCAAAGGCTGCAGGTCGTTGGGCAACTAATAAAGGCGGAGATTACTTTGCAATCGGTGTTGGCGGAGCGGTCACTGGTAAAGGCGCAGATATTCTCATTATTGACGACCCGCATTCGGAACAAGAGGCAACTCTAGCTGAGAACAATCCAGAGGTGTATGACAAGACCTATGAGTGGTATACATCTGGTCCTCGTCAGCGTCTACAGCCAGGTGGTTCGATCATTATTGTTATGACCCGGTGGTCTAAGCGGGATTTGACTGCCCAGGTGGTCAAAGCTGCCCAGCAAAGATCTGGGGAACAGTGGGAAGTCATTGAGTTTCCTGCAATTTTGGATGATGGACAGCCTTTGTGGCCTGCGTTTTGGAAACTAGAAGAACTACAGGCTTTAAAGCAGGAATTGCCAAACGGCAAGTGGATGGCGCAGTATATGCAGGCGCCGACATCAGACGTCTCAGCTATTGTGAAGCGGGAATGGTGGCAGATCTGGGAGCATGAGACCCCGCCGTTCTGTGAGTTTACTATTCAGTCTTGGGATACGGCGTTCCTAAAGACTCAGAGGTCAGACTACTGCGCTTGTACTACTTGGGGAGTGTTCTACCAAGCCAACAGCAGGGGGGTAGACGTCGCAAACATCATATTGCTCAACTCATTTAAAGAACGCATGGAGTTTCCAGAACTAAAGCAAAAAGCGATGGAACACTATAAAGAGTGGGAACCTGATGCTCTGATCGTCGAGGCAAAAGCCTCTGGAGCTCCGCTAGTGTTCGAGTTACGTGCGATGGGTATACCTGTTCAGGAATATGTTCCAAGTAAAGGGAGCGATAAAATTGCCCGTTTGAACGCAGTTGCTGATATATTTGCATCTGGGAGGGTATGGGTTCCAAATACGCACTGGGCTGATGAGTTAGTTGAAGAAGTTGCAAGCTTCCCCAGTGGCGACCATGATGACTTGGTGGACTCGATGACTCAGGCAATGTTACGGTTTAGAAGGGGTGGCTTTGTATCGTTGGATTCAGACTATGAAGATGAGCCAACGCCGTTTAAGTCACGTAGGAACAAAGGCTACTACAACGTATAGGTAAATATATGGCAATAGACAAAGCACTATCACAGGCCCCGATGGGATTAGACGCAATTCCTATGATGGAAGAGGGTCCAGAGATTGAGATCGAGATTGAGGATCCCGAGTCAGTTGAGATTGGCATTGACGGTATGCCTATCCTGCGCATGGAAGAAGCAGAGCCAAGTGATGAAGACTTTGATGCCAACCTAGCAGAGTACATGAGTGAAGACCAACTGCAGACGTTGGCTTCAGATTTAGTTGGTGACTTTGATGACGACATCAGCTCACGCAAAGACTGGATGCAGACTTATGTAGATGGCATTCAGTTATTAGGTATGACTATTGAAGAGCGGGCAGAACCATGGGAAGGCGCTTGCGGTGTATATCACCCACTACTTAGCGAGACGCTAGTGCGCTTTCAAGCAGAGACCATCATGGAGACATTCCCTGCCTCTGGTCCGGTAAAGACACAGATCGTTGGTAAAGAGACGCAAGAAAAGAAAGACGCTGCAGAGCGTGTTGCTGATGATATGAACTATCAGTTAACAGACAAGATGCACGAGTTCAGACCTGAGCATGAGCGCATGCTCTGGGGCTTGGGACTATCTGGTAATGCGTTCAAAAAAGTCTACTACGACCCAAGCATTGGACGTCAGGTATCTATATTTGTACCTGCAGAAGATTTAGTTGTTCCATACGGAGCGTCTGACTTAGCTAGTGCTCCAAGGGTTACACATGTTATGCGTAAGACTCCTAATGAGTTGCGCAAACTACAAGTAGCAGGCTTTTGGCGTGATGTAGACTTGCCAGAGCCTGTTGATTCGTTTGATGAAGTTGAGAAGAAGATTGCTGAAAAACAAGGCTTTAGAGCTACTACAGACGATCGGTATAAGATTCTTGAAATGCAAGTTGATCTTGACTTGCCTGGCTATGAAGACGAAGAAGATGGTAAACCTACTGGCATAGCATTGCCATACATCGTTACCATGGACAAAGCAAATAGTACTATTCTTGCTATTCGTCGCAACTGGAGACCAGAAGATGAACATAAAAAGAAGCGTTCGCATTTTGTGCATTACGGTTATATTCCCGGTTTTGGTTTCTATTGCTTTGGTCTTATTCACCTCATCGGGGCTTTTGCTAAATCAGGTACTAGTATCCTCCGCCAACTCGTTGATGCCGGATCATTGGCGAACTTGCCTGGTGGCTTTAAGACCCGTGGATTGCGAATTAAAGGTGATGACACACCGATAGCACCCGGAGAGTTCCGTGACGTAGATGTACCAAGCGGCACAATGCGTGACAACGTCATGCCACTGCCGTACAAAGAGCCAAGCATGGTATTGGCTCAGTTGATGGAAAAGATTATTGAAGAGGGACGTCGCTTCGCATCTGCAGCTGATTTGCAGATCAGTGACATGAGTGCACAGGCTCCTGTTGGCACAACCCTAGCTATTCTGGAGCGTACGCTCAAGGTAATGTCCGCTGTACAAGCCCGCATCCACTACTCATTTAAAGAGGAGCTGAAGTTACTTCGAGACATCATTAGAGATTACACTCCAGATACCTACACATACGAGCCAGTAGAAGGTTCACCACGGGCGAAGAAGTCTGACTACGACAATGTCGATGTCATCCCAGTGTCTGATCCAAACGCTGCAACCATGGCTCAGAAAATTACGCAGTACCAAGCTGTGTTACAACTAGCGCAAGGTGCACCCCAGATTTACAACTTGCCTAAACTACACCGTCAAATGTTAGACGTGTTGGGTATTAAAAATGCTCAACAGCTGGTTAAACTGCCCGAGGACCAAAAGCCCGAGGATCCTATCACTGAGAACACAAACATTCTCATGATGAAGCCAGTCAAAGCGTTTTACTACCAAGATCATCAAGCCCATATCACAACACATATGGCTGCAATGCAAGATCCAAAAATCATGCAGTTGGTTGGGCAGAACCCACAAGCACAGGCTATGCAAGCTGCAATGATGGCTCATATTAATGAGCATATTGCCTACGAGTACCGCAAACAGATGGAAGCAGAAATGGGTATTGAGTTACCGTTCCATCCAGATGAAGACGACTCCGATGAGAAAGCTATGCCAGAAGCACTTGAAGTACGCATCTCGCAAATGGCGGCCCAAGCATCGCAAGCATTGCTCCAGCGTGATACTAACGAGGTACGTGCACAGCAAGCTCAAGCAGCTCAGAATGATCCGATCGTTCAAATGCAACAACAAGAGTTGCAGATTAAACAAGGTGAGTTGGAGCTCAAGAGCAAGAAGCTGGCTACAGATGCCGCAGCTAAAGCCGACCAATTACAGATTGAACGTGACCGCATCGACTCGCAAGAGAAGATTGCTGCTATGAACGCAACAATCAAAGTTAACGAAGATGCCAAGAACCGCCTTGCAAAAGAAGGTGAACTTGGCGCTAAGTTAGGCATTGACCTAGCCAAATCTAGAGCTCAAATGCAAATGCAGCAAACCCGCAGTAAAGACGTTACTAAGGAGAAAACCAAGTAATGGATAAAACGTTTGACGTTCTATTAATAGAACTCGATAAAGATATCGCCCAAAAGCGAGATTGGGTAGCTTCTGGTCAAGCCAAAGACTTTGCCGACTACCAAAGAATGTGTGGTGAGATTCACGGTCTTCTCATTGCACGGCAGGAAATAACAGACCTTAAACAAAAAATGGAGAACTCTGATGAGTGAAATCCTTATCGGCACAAACCCCGATAAACCGCAAGTAATAGGAGCAGTAGATTTTGCAAAAGCCGTAGAAGAGAAAGCTCGCCAGCTTCCGATTCCATCTGGCTACCGCATTTTGTGTGCGATTCCAGAAGTAGAACAAAAGTTTGAAGGTTCTGATTTAGTTAAGCCGGATGACCTAGTAAAGAAGGACGAGATCCTAACCACAGTATTGTTCGTGGTGGCTCTTGGACCTGATTGCTATAAAGACGAGTCTAGGTTCCCAAGCGGACCCTGGTGCCGAGAAGGCGACTTTGTTCTGGTTAGACCGAATGCTGGCACCCGCCTAGTAATACATGGTCGGGAGTTTAGGATTATTAATGACGATTCAGTTGAAGCCGTTGTTCAAGATCCTCGTGGCATAACCCGTAAATTTATTTAAGGAGCTAAATCATGGCTGAATTTGAAAAAGAAGAATTTAAGTTCCCCGATGAAGCAGAAACTAAGGGTAAACCCTTAGAAGCAGCTGATGAAGTCGAATATATTGTCGAGGACGACACCCCTCCAGAGGATAAAGGCCAGAAGCCAATGCCCGAAGAGGTCGTTAAAAAGCTAGAAGTTGCTGATGAAGATCAGGAAGAACTAGATCCCAAGGCACAGAAAGAGCGTATTAAACAGTATAAAAAGGTCTGGAACGATGAGCGTCGTGCTAAAGAAGCCGCTTTGCGTGAGCAACAAGAAGCGATTGAACTGGCAAAACGAGTGATCGAAGAGAACAAAAAGCTCAAAGCACAATATAGTGCTGGTGAAAAAACCTATATTGAGACTGTTCAAAGCGCTGCCGACACCACATTAAATATGGCTAAGCGTGAATATAAAGAAGCGCTAGAGTCTGGTGACGCAGATCGCATCGTTGAAGCACAAGCCGCTCTCTCAGAAGCAACATATAAAGCACAGCAGGCAAAAGAATTTAAACCTACTGCTTTACAAGAAACAGAAAATGAGGTACAAATACCCCAATCGCAGCAACAACCCAAGGTTGACGCCAAAACGCAAGCTTGGTTGGATGATAATCCTTGGTATGGTTCCAAAAAAGCTATGTCCAATTTTGCTGTAGGGATACATGAAGAGTTGATCGATGAGTATGGCCCAAAAGTCGTAGGTACCGATCAGTACTTCAAGCACATTGACAAAACAATGCGCAAAAAGTTTCCAGAGTACTTTGAAACTATGGAAGAAGGTAGTCAGGCTGAGCCAGAACCAGAGCCCCAAACAGCTCCGAAAGCGAAGCCAAGTACGGTTGTAGCTCCGGCGACTCGCTCAACGTCCTCCAAACAGGTACGGTTAAAGCAGTCACAAATGGCCTTAATTAAGAAGTTAGGCCTTACCCCAGAGATCTACGCCCGTGAACAAAACAAATTGGAGGCTTCAAATGGCTGAAAACAGACTGACCCGTGAATTAGACAAACGCACCGCAGTGGAGCGCCCCACGCATTGGGCTCCTCCAGAGCTATTACCAGAACCCGACAAACAGGCTGGTTATGCTTACCGGTGGATTCGTGTTGCATCTTTAAATCAAGCTGACCCACGCAACTTATCTGCCAAACTCAGAGAAGGTTGGGAGCCAGTAAGAATTGAAGAACAACCAAAATTTCAAATGCTAGTTGATCCCAATAGTCGATACAAAGACAACATTGAGATTGGCGGATTGTTACTTTGCAAAACCCCTGAAGAGTTCGTGCAACAGCGTAATAAATATTACTCTAATCAAGCCGATGCTCAGATGGATGCTGTAGAGAACACTCTTATGCGCCAAAGCGATCCTCGTATGCCTCTCTTTAATGAGGGAAAGACGACCAGCTCCTTTGGTAAAGGTTCTTAACTTATTAATTAGGAGTATTTAAATGGCTTATCCAACCGTTGACGCTCCCTACGGCTTACAGCCGATCAACCGTGTAGATGGCTTGCCATATGCAGGTGCAGTTCGTCAGATTCCAATTGCATCCACATATAACACCGCAATCTACAACGGCGACATCGTGCGTATTGCCGCTGGTGGCACAATTCAAAAATCAACCGTAACCGTTGACTCTACTACCGCAGCTGCAAATAACACCGTTGGTGTTTTTGTTGGTGTTCAGTATGTCAATAGCCAAGGTCAAACCGTTCAGGCTCAATACTATCCAGGCAACGCCGCTGCTACCAGCGCTGTCGCTTATGTAGTTGATGATCCTATGGCTGCGTTTAAAGTTGCAGTAACTTTCAGTGGCAATGCTACTGTAACTACTGTTAACCAAAGCGCTGTTGGCGCTAACTTCTCGATTCGCCAAGGTACTGGTTCTAACACCACTGGTGATTCTGGTGTATCTGTCTATGCAACCGATGCACAAGGCAATGCAGCAGTTCTTCCAGTTCGTGTTATCGCTGTAGTTCCTGATACCGCTGCGACTGCAACTACATTCCGTGAAGTTATCGTTAAGTTTAACAACCATCAATATCTAACACCTGGTGAGGGTGTGGATTACGCAGCTTAAGGAGCTTAGATTATGGCTATTTCTCGTGCCCAACTACTAAAAGAGCTCCTCCCAGGCTTGAACGCTTTGTTCGGTCTTGAGTATGCTCGCTATGGTGAAGAACATAAAGAGATCTATGAAACAGAGACCTCTGAGCGTTCATTCGAAGAAGAGACCAAGTTATCAGGTTTCAGTGCCGCTCCCGTGAAGAACGAGGGTGCACCGATTGCTTATGACAACGGTCAAGAGGCTTGGACAGCTCGCTATACCCACGTAACGATCGCTCAGGGTTTCTCTCTGACCGAAGAAGCAATTGAAGATAACTTGTATGACTCCTTGTCTGCTCGTTATACCAAGGCTTTAGCTCGTTCCATGGCTTATACCAAGCAAGTTCGTGCTGCTTCTGTATTAAACAACGGCTTTAGCGCTAGCTATCCAGGCGGTGACGGTGTTGCTTTGTTCGCAAACAACCACCCACTCGTTTCTGGTGGCACCAACAGCAACATTCCTACGACCGCTGCTGACCTTAACGAGACTTCTTTAGAAGCCGCCGTTATTCAAATCAGCTTGTGGACAGACGAGCGTTCGCTTTTGATCGCTGCTAAGCCACGTAAATTGATCGTTCCACCTGCACTACAGTTCGTTGCAACTCGTTTGCTAGAAACCGAACTCCGTGTTGGTACTAACGACAATGACATCAACGCTATCAAGAACAACGGTTCGATTCCAGAGGGTTACACCATTAACCACTTCTTGACCGACACCAATGCTTGGTACTTGACCACTGATGTACCTAACGGTATGAAGCACTTCGTTCGTGTTCCTTTACAGAACTCGATGGACGGCGACTTCGACACCGGTAACGTACGTTACAAGTCTCGTGAGCGTTACAGCTTCGGCTGGTCCGATCCACTCGGAATGTTCGGTTCCGCAGGAGCCTAAAGAAAGGGGACTTCGGTCCCCTTTTTTGTTGCATTTATTTTTATTTGATGTAAGATTTGATTTATCTGGGTGAATCGCCTGTCAAACCGCCCCAGCGGACGCATACACGATTGATAGGCTGAACTTTGTATGAAGGACAATTTATTATGGCATTAGCAACTACCTCAGCCGTATGGCGCTCCACTGGTGGAGATCAAACACGCACTGCAGAAGCAGGCTCCATGGTTATGGCAGCCCCCTTCCATATTGCTAACTTAGCAGCAACTGCAAACGTACTTAATGTTTCTGGTGGATCAGCTTTAATTCTTCCTGCTGGCGCAGTAGTAACCGAAGTTATTGTTAGCGCTACTGGCACTGGACGTGCTGACATAGGGTTTACCCCACTAATTGGTGTTGGTCCTGGTCAAACCACTACTCTTGGCACCAATGTTCCTCAAGGTTTTGTGGCTAACTTAACCATGGGTACCCGTGTAACTATTGCTACTGGCGGTACAGGTGGTGGTGCTTCTTTGGGTAATGTAGCTAACGCAACCAATTTAGTTGTTGTTACTAGCGCTGCTAACGGCACTTCTTCTGGTACTGTTTCTGGAATTATTCGTTACCACGTATACGACGCTGGACAACAAAACGTCTAATAGGAGGCTCTTATGGGCATGCAATATGACGTAAAGTCGACAGCGATAGCTGCCGCTCAAACGGATGCAGCCGTATTTGCGGGTTCTGCTCGCATTAAAGGTATGGTTATTGGCGTCCCTACAGCGGGTGGCACTTTGACTTTAAAAAATGGCTCTGGTGGTACTACGGTGTTTTCAGTCGTAATCCCAGCAAACGCTGGTGGCGCTTCCAATATTGTTATTCCTGGTGAAGGTATTCGCTGCGAAAATGGTATTTATGCAACCACCCCAGCCAATATGACGGTTACGGTGTTTTATGGCTAAGACCCCTGCGTGGACTCGCAAAGAAGGTAAGAACCCTAGTGGTGGTCTAAACGCTAAAGGTCGTGCTTCTTACAATGCAGCCAATCCTGGCAAGCCTGGTTTAAAGCGTCCACAACCAGAGGGCGGTCCTCGCCGTGACTCATTCTGCGCCCGTATGAAAGGTATGAAGAAGAAATTAACTTCAGCCAAAACCGCTAATGATCCAAACTCACGGATTAATAAGTCCCTACGGGCTTGGAACTGCAAAGAAGGTGGTTCTGTTCGTGGTGGTGGCTGCGAAGTTCGTGGCAAAACCAAAGGGAAGATGATCTGATGGAAATGATGATTAGTGCAGCATTAGGTCTGTGGTCTTTGGCTATCAGCGTAGTGCTATCTATTATTGGATACGCAGTGAGAGAGAAATTGGACAAGATTAAAGAATTAGATGAGAAGCTAAATGCAACCAGAGTGGAGGTGGCTCGTGATAACGTTACTCAAGCAGAAATTGACAAGATTATGGTTCATATTGATCAACGCTTTAATAAGCTTGAAGCAAAAATTGACCAACTTATCCAGAAAGGATTAGTAGCATGAAACATTCAGATATGGCTAAAGACAAACCCATGATGAAGAAGGTTGCAGCTGAGGCTGTTAAGGGACATGAAAAGCGTATGCACAAAATGGCTGGGGGTGGAGTAACCCGTGCTGATGGCTGCGTAACTAAAGGCCACACAAAAGGCAAAATGATTAAGATGGCTTACGGCGGAAAGGCTTGTTAACATGAAACGTAAAATGCGTAAATTTGAAGAAGGTGGTGACATAGAGTCAACGCAAGGGCAAAATCCTGGGATTGATGATGACACTCGTGCTCGTGCAAAAGCTTACGTAGCAGGTACTTTACAGGATGAAACCGGTAAAGAATCTAAGATACGACGAAACACTGAGACTGGTGAACTATACAGCACAGATATGCCAAAGGCTAAACCAAAAGCAGCGGTGGCAAAACCAGCACCAAAAGCAGAACCAAAAAAAGAAACTTATGGTAACGACAGAAGAAGCGAAAAACAAAAAGCTGCTGGCGAAGAACCATCTTTTCTTAAAGGCACAAAAGGCTACAATTTATCTGATGTAACACGTTTTTTACGTAGAAAAGCTGGCATTACTAGCTATAAATCAGGCGGCTCTGTATCTTCAGCTTCTAGTCGTGCTGACGGTTGTGCAGTTAAAGGTAAAACTAAAGGACGGATAATTTAATCATGCGTTCTTACAGACAACCCACTGAAAAAGAAGCAAAAAAGCTTGAAAAAGCTCGGGGACTAATGGTTCAGGGGATTGAAGGCGAAAAAGATTTTCTTTCTAGAATCTCTACTACAGCTGCCAAAGCTGCTCGTGACGACATAAGAGCTGGTAAAGCATTACGTGAGTCAGTGCCAGCATCTGCTCGTGAGGGCGAAGCTTATGAAAGTGCCGGGTACAGAAAAGGCGGTAAGGTTAAAGCTATGAACACAGGCGGACTTGGTCGGGTTAATCCAGTACCAAAAGTCCCAGCAACTCCTGCTAAACAAAATCCAAACCCAACGGACAAAGTTAGTAAAAAACCTGCTGATCCTGGATTTAAAGACATGCTTGATAAAGTTCGTGGTAAATCAAACCAAGACATGCCAGATAACTACAGGGCTGGCGGTACAGCTTCTAAACGAGCTGACGGTTGTGCTGTTCGAGGTAAAACCAAAGGGCGGATGGTATGAGAGCTAGTCGGGGTATGGGGGCAATAAGCCCGTCAAAAATGCCTAAGAAAAAGGTGATTACCCGTAAGGATAACCCCGATAAAGTTAATTACTATGCAGAAGGTGGCAAAGTTAAATCCAAGGTTAATCAGGCTGGTAACTATACGAAGCCTGGTATGCGCAAGGCTTTATTTGAAAGTATTAAAGCGTCAGCTGTGCAGGGTACTGCGGCGGGTCAATGGTCAGCTAGGAAAGCGCAGCTCTTAGCAAAACGTTACAAAGAAAAAGGTGGGGGTTATCGTGGCTAAATCGTTTCCAGATTTAAATAATGATGGTGAAGTAACTAAAGCCGACATCCTTAAAGGGCGTGGCGTTGCCATGAAAAAAGGTGGGTCGACCAGCAAATGGATTCAATCTGCTATTAAAAAACCAGGTGCCCTAAGAGCATCTATGGGCGTTAAAAAAGGTGAAAAGATCCCCGCTAAGAAACTTGCTGCGGCTGCTAAAAAGCCTGGCAAAATGGGTCAACGTGCGAGGTTAGCTCAGACTCTGTCGAAGCTAAAGAAGTAATGCCATTCATTTGGGATTGGATCTGGGAGAAATTAAGTGGCGTTAGCAAAACCCCAACGCAGCCTCAAAGCATGGGGCGACCAG